AAGCCCTCTCAGCTTCAGCCATGAGCCGTTTCTTCCGATTCATGGCCAGCAAGTCGTTAAAGGTTAACTGACCCGGCAATTTGGGCATCAGGATACCCTGGGCTTTAGACTTGTCACGTACCACGGGTCGAGCCATGCAGGCGTAGCGGGTCTCGTCGGCAGCATGGTCCTCGCCATCGGTGTCCAGGTCTTCCAGATTCTTTTCCTCGTGCTGCAGCGTCGGCAAGGTCCTGATCGTATCGTCGCAGGTTTCCATGAAGTATAGCTGGGGGCCCTCGGCATCACCTACAAGCCTTGTCCGGAGCTGAACCCATCCAGGCACACGCTTGTTGTCTGCCCTGGAGAAGATCACCCCCCGCTTCATGAACTCTTCTGCGATGGAGGGCCCACCATCCTTGATGAAGATAGCCGGGTCCGCAACGCCAGACCGCACACGAAGACCATACCTGCGTTCGAGGGCTTCGTCTCGAGCTTTGATCCCGTCAGCCACTGCCCCAGCATCGAGGCGTAGGCCAGTATTCGGCTTTTCCGTGCATCCGTACCATTCATCGATCTTCACCAGCGCCCCGCGGGGCAATCCCCAGGTTCCATCACTCATCACGTACCAACCGCAGGAAAAGGGCTTGGCATAGCCCCAGTCAAACGACCTGTAGCAGTAGGAATGGGGAGGAATCCGCTGGAGCCATTCGTAGGGCAGAACATGCTTGACCGAGTCCCACTCGGAGAAGAACGCTCCGTCGATTATGTCCCAAAGGCCCAGGAGCCAGGCCTCTACCAGCTGCTTAGAGCCCTGTTGCTGCAGTCGCGCCGCGTACAATGGGTCATTCCGCATGCAGGCTTCGTTATCCGACAGCTTCGAGGGGATGAAAACCCGCTCCAGCTCCATTTCCTGGTGCGTGAAGGGATTCATGAACTTTTCGACGATGATTTTCCAGCCCGCCGGGTCCGGATCAATATAGCGCTTCTTGACCCAGAGATGCCCAGGACCACCTGGATTGCCCGTGAGCCGGAGGCCGACTTGGAGCCCTTCCTTGGTGGTTCGGAGGGTGGCCCGGAGCTTGTCTATCGGGTCAGGGAAGGGGAAGTTCGTCGCTTCTTCCACATAGACCCTGGTGTAGCTGTGCCCTTGATACTCCATCGCGTCGGAGTCTCGCTCCAGGTACCTGAACAGCAGCCTAGCGCCCCCCGGCATGATCCATTCGGACTTCTGCTCGTTGTACTTCGCTCCAATAGGGGTAAAGACCTGTTTGCTCCGGGCAATAACCTCCGAGAGCTGCTTGAACTTGCGACGGACGAAGATTCCCGTCGCGTGCTGGCCCCATTGGTTCGAGTGTTCCAGCCAATCCCCCACCGAACCCTCTGTTTTCCCGCCTCCTCGAGCCCCACCATAGAAAATCTCGAAGACCGGACAAGCGATCAGGGCCGTTTGCGGCCCTGGGTTCGGACTCCAAATAACTGACTGATCTGTCACAGAGTCATTGCGGCGGGTTTGTAACCAGGAGCCCAGGTGAAAGCCTCTTGTGGAAGCCGTAACCTGTCACCGTCGTCATAAAGCGCGTAGACCACCTTTTCGTGCAACGCCCAGCAACCTTCTACTGTCGTCCCGCGGAGTTCTGGTTGAATCTGGGGGTGCTTCCCAACCAGAAAAGTGGTCCTTTTTCCGCCCTCAGGGCAATTCCCCTGGTCATTAAACAAAGTGACGACATGCCCGGCTATGGGATGTTCGACAGTGGCGATGGACTGGGCAGCAAGCGGTGTTGCGCACCCAGCGAGAACTAAGACTGCGATGGCTCTGAACATAGTTGGCCTTCAGGTGTGTAGGTAGTTGCCCACTCCCTGGATGAGGCTGCTTTGGGCGGGCAGACAGCCACATAGTTGTTCACCGTGAGCCCGGCCTTGGGGTCTTTGGCCCCGTAGCCGAGTGCGCGGGCGGTTACTTCCAGGATCTTCACCAGGCCCTTTTGGGGCACCATGTCAATGGAAACGTCCTGTTGGAGCTTATCCATCGCAGAATGGGCGAGCGCTGTGAATTTTTCATCCAGCGACATCATGATCTGGGGGTCAACTAACTCCTGTTTACGCGCCGCGAGGCGTTCCTTGAAGGCATCGCTACTCATTACTTGCGACACCCAGGCAGGGGTATACCCAAAGTGGAAGCCTAGCTCGTTTTGGCTGATGGCGGGCTGGGCAATAATCAAGTCGATCATCCCGTCGTGGGTGTAGTTGATCTTCTTGATGGCTACTGGATTGGACATGGAGGCTCCAAGTTGTCTGCGTAAGCATACCATCGGGCGGGCGCGGGTCAATAAGAGTGGTTCCAGCAGCCCGCCGACATATGGAACTAATACAAACAGGTTATTGTGCCACAGAGTGACTTTTCAGCCAGATTGCGGGTCAGTTAGATCGACCTAAAGGTCGACTCGGCGCGGGACTCCAGGTCGGGAGAGTACCCCCCGGTGCCTTTTTAAGGCATAGGTGCCCACTTCTATCACAAGTGTAGCATGGTGTGCTGCAGCATGCAATAGCGTGTATGCGGTATATACCTGCGCGGATAATAAGCCGATACTGTTCATATGCGGCGGGCGATTGTGCCTGCCCTACAACAGGAGGTATGATGAAACAATCTCTATCAATCGTGCCGGTCGGTACGAAGCTGCAATGGGTGAACCGCGCGGATCAGTCCGTTGCGTTCGCATTCGACACAGCGTCTGTTTCTAACGCGGTGCGCGATGCGGTCTTCGCGTATGGCGTGAAGCAGATTATCAGCGACGGTGGCGCGGTGGGCGTTAATGTCCCGATGAGCGAGCGCATTGCCAACACGGCGAAGCGCGCCGAGTCCCTGGTCGATGGGACATACGGGCAGCGCCAGTCATCCGGCGGGCTCGGTCAACACGCGGCCCTTTTCCGCGCGTGCGTTGCCGCAGGCCTGATCGTCGATTCCAGCGAGAAGCGCGAGCAGTTCAAGAAGCTCACCGCCGCCCAAATCGCTGGGCTCTACCGCAAGCCAGAAGTCGCGGAGCACCTAGTCGAAGAGGAGAGCGAATTCCTGGCCTAGGTCTAGGGGCGAAAGCCCCTTTTCCTGCTTCTATCCCTAGACCAAGCTCGATTACGCTTGATTAAGCCAATCGTGCCAAAAATGGGATCGACCAGCCTCCCGATTCGATGAATACATTCCTTCCTAGATTTTTTTTTTTAAGCTTTATACAGCCCTGTGGGAGGGTGTGTTGGGGCGGTGGAATGGCACGATGGGCTTAGAGTAGCTTAATATGGCTTAGTCGCAGCTTGGATGTGCTGTATCGTGGCACATGAATAGATGCCCAGTTGCTGTTACTATCGGGCAATAGCGGCAATGGGGCTGCGAAAAGGGGCAGAATGGCCTATGCAAAAGTGATTGAGAAATATCCCCAACAGATGAGGGATGCGATACTGCTGGTCGCGCAGGATGAAATGCAACAAGTGACTTTCACGGCGCAGACCGAGGGACTGGCGAAGAGTCTGTGCGCGCGGTTCTATGCGCTGATGGCGATAGCGACCAAGCAGATGAAGGAGGCAATGAGGACTGGGAAAATGACCCAGGACTTGTTGGAGTTTGCCCAGGCTTGTGAGGTGGTGATCCCAAGGGTCGAGGGTGTGACAGTGGTATTGAGGAATAAGATCAAGGACTTTGGGGACAATTACCAGATGAATGTGGGAGTGGCAGAAGGCGCTTTGCCCGTGATGCTGCAGGAAGAAACTCCAAAACAAGCTCCTGTGATCCCCGTTCGCCCGCCGATGCCTGTAAGCGAAAGAGCCCAGACCTACGGTGCGAAGAATGTCGGGATGACAAAAGAACAGGCGGATGCGCTCGTGGCCAAGGCAAAAGGGGTGCTGAAAGAATGAAGTGTGCCACACCATGATCCGACGAACGGTCGGGACAGCAGCCACAAAGCGCTTGACACCTGGGAATCGGGCGATCATAATTGCGCCACGGATTCGGAAATCAGTTCTGCGATCCGCTAACTCTTAATCCTTTCGAAAGGGGTATTAATCCAAATGAGTGAAACAACGCAAGTCCAGATGGAAGACGGATCAGTTGTAGAATTCACTGAGAAGATGAAGGTCAAGAAGCAATCCTTCATTGACAGCAATTCTGGGGACCTCGTAACCAAGTTTGTCTTCCGCAATGGTGCAGTTCGGACCCATGTGACCGCCGCAGATGACGCGATGGTGGCAAGGCTGGCGCTGCACGGTGCGGACCAGAAATTCGGTGACGAGTTTGCGGGACTGGATGATGTCGAAGATTGCATCCAGGCCTTCGAGGAAATGTCAGCGCGTATCGCTAGAGGTGAGTGGAGCGAGAAGCGTTCGAGCGACGGACTGGCTGGGACTTCCCTGCTGGCTCGCGCCCTGGTTGCGGTGACTGGGAAGACCATCGAAGAAGTCAAGACCCGTCTTGGCGCCTTGGATGCGAAGACCAAAGCTGCAATGGCCAAGCAACCGAAGATTGCGCAAGCGATTGCGGAAATCAAGGCTGCCCGCGATGCGAAAAAGCCGGCGAAAGACGGCATCGACCCGAACGAGGCCCTCAACAGCTTCCTGTCGTAACGATCCTCCTGGGTTGGTCTCCTCGACCTCCCTTAGGGCCAGCTGGCGTGAGTCACTGGCCCTTTTTTTATGGCACAAGTTCCGACAGACGGTAGGTCAAGCCGTTGACACGATGTGCCATTTGTGGGACAATAACGATGTGGCAATTGTGCCACACTGAAACAGGAGGCCTGGATGAAAATGACACCATTCCAGAGTGTCTGGGCACAGATTCTGAACTTCGTGCCGATGACTTTCGGACAAAAAGAGTTTGGCAACCGTAGGGCGAATAGGCTGCGCAAGCAATTGCGGAAGAAGTATGGCCCGCCGAACCCTGCAGGGACCAAACTTGCAAAGGCAGCGTTCAAGAAACTCCTGGGCAAGTCCCATGTGGGTCTGAACCCAGACGCAAGGTCCAGATAAATGGACATCTTCGACGAATTGCTGGCCGAGGCCAAGGCTGAGGTCAAAAGGGTGAAGACGACTGGGGCGCTTCAGCCCGCCCGCGTGTTTATTGAGTCCGATTACACGCCTGCCAGGGTTTTCGCCTTGTTCAACCGAGTTACTTGTGGGCGCTGTAATGGTGTCCACAGTGAGTTCGAGGGCTTATTCGAGGAACGACGGCACCGC